GCCCGCCTCAAAGAGACAAGCCATAGTATCAAGGGCCACCTTGGTTTTTCCTGTGCCCATTTCCATGAACAACGCATAATATTCCGCGGCCCACGACTCTTCCAGCGCGTCGCGTTGATGGTCATATGGTTCCGTCTTAAACTTAAATCCGTGCATTTTGCCCCCCATTAAATAACTACTTGACTTGGGCTAGTTATAAGATCATATACATATTTGTCAAGGCCCGAAAGGTGCCTTTAACCACGAAGGAGAAACGCGATGAGCGATGACGTACTAAAGATGATGGAGCAGGACTCAGGTCAAACTGGTTCATTAGTTGACAAGGTGGATCAGGAGGGCCTTGTCTCGGTAGCCGCCTTGGCCCGAAAAATCCGCGAAGAAGAGTTTTATATTGACGATCTTGAGACAGACCTCAAGGCTTCTAAAGATAAGCTCAGAAAACTTACCGACGACGAAATGCCTTCAATGCTCGCAGAGATTGGCATGTCTTCTTTTTCCTTAGATGACGGTTCTACCGTTGAGGTCAAAGCAACCTACGGGGCTTCAATCCGCGTAGATAATCGACCACAAGCCTACGAATGGCTGCGTGACAACGGGTATGATGACATTATTAAAAACACTGTCGAGTGCCAGTTTGGGCGGGGCGAGGACGATCAGGCAAACGCTTTTGCGGCTTTTGCAGCGCAACAGGGTTATGTCCCTGAACAAAAAACAGCAGTTCACGCTCAGACGTTAAAGGCTTTTGTAAAAGAGCGCGTCGAGGCTGGTGATGATTTTCCAATGGAACTATTTGGTGCGTTCGTAGGTCAACGTGCTGTCATTAAAAGGAGCAAATAAGATGAGTAAAGCAGTAGCTAAAGTAGCGGAAACAGAAGTGTCCACAGAAGTAACAGCGTTTGACATTTCTATGTTTGAAGACGATGCCGGTAAAGGCATGGAGAATTTGGGGACAGAAGACTTAGCGCTTCCTTTCCTTAAAGTCCTTTCGGGTAATAACTCCGAACTGGATACCCATGAAACGGCTCGTAAGGGTGACATTTACAACAGTGTTACAGGAGTTGCTTACAAAGGTAAGGAAGGTGTGAGGGTTATACCTTGTTCTTATCAGCGTAGGTTCATTCAATGGGCCCCAAGAGGTGAAGGCTCCGGAGGTCCGGTGGCAATATATGAGCCCGGTCAACCACGTCCAGAAGCTGTTCGCGATTTTGATAAGAACGGTGACAACAAAGATTACCTGACCGACGGTTCCGGTCATTACATCGAAGAAACAGCGCAACACTTTGTTTTACTAATAAACGAAGACGATAGTATTGAAACGGCGCTGATTGCCATGAAGTCTACGCAACTTAAAAAGTCGCGGAAATGGAATAGCATGATGATGTCTCGGTCCATTAAAGGTAAGAACGGACCGTTTACCCCACCTCGTTGGTCACACGTTTACCATATGAAAACTGTGCCCGAAGGTAATTCTAAGGGTGATTGGCACGGTTGGGAGATGTCACTTGAAGGTCCTGTGACAGACGCCAATGTATATAACCGTGGTAAGGCATTTGCTGAAAGCATCTCATCAGGTGATGTGGTGGTGAAGCACACGGAAGAAGGCAGTAACGATAGCAAACCGGCTCCTGCGGGCGGTGAAGTGCTAAAAGACGAAATACCGTTTTAAGTTATCAACGTGGCGGGGTCTAGGCTCCGCCACTTCTTTTTCCGCAGGGGGCATCCATGTCAATACAAAAGTTTATGGCTATCTTTGATGGCCTCAAAGAAGCTCACGGCTATTTTAAGATAGAAACAACCGGTTCTAACGGTAAGGCCAAGGGTAAAGCAGGTGTTCTTAAAGCACCACGGACCACGAAGCTTTGGGAAAGCCACCTCTCCGGTGGTGGTACTGGCCTCGGCATTATCCCGATTAACGAGGATAACATGTGCGTTTGGGGATGTATCGACATCGACCAATATCCGCTGGATCACAAACTGCTTGTTGAAAAGATACGTCGGCTGAAGTTACCTTTAGTCGTATGCCGTTCTAAATCCGGTGGAGCGCACTGCTTCCTGTTCTCTAAAGAATGGGTTTCAGCAAAGGACATGCAGAAATCTCTGCAAAGTTTGTCCGCGGCTCTCGGTTACGGCGAAAGCGAAATATTCCCAAAGCAAATTAAGCTGCACTTAGATCGTGGTGACGTAGGTAACTTTCTTAACCTGCCATACTATGACCATGAAAACGGTCTGCGGTACGCATTTCTTGATGACGGCACCTCGGCTACCATCGAAGAGTTTATAGAATTATACGAAAGATATGTCCAAACTCCAGAAGAAGTCGTTAAGCTACAAGTAGTAGGTGGCGGAGAAGCTGACCTTATGAAGGACGCCCCGCCGTGCTTGCAAATACTTTGCAAAGCAAGGATTAGCGAAGGCGGGAGAAATAATGGGTTATTCAACATCGGGGTTTATCTACGCAAAGCGTATCCGGACAGTTGGGAATCAGAAATACTACGCTACAACATGGAGTACCTGTCTCCGCCACTGCCGTTGCCAGAGGTCAACATAGTCGCAAAGCAAGTACAGCGCAAAGATTACGCTTACAAATGTTCCGACGCTCCAATCAATTCACACTGCAACAAGGAACTGTGCCGAACCCGTAAGTTTGGCATAGGAGCGGCTGTGGCAGGGGCTACAATAGCCAACCTGCGTAAGTACAACTCGACACCGCCTGTCTGGTTTATGGACGTTAACGGCGAGCCCCTTGAGTTAGACACCGACGGTCTTATGAGCCAGCCCTTCTTTCAAAGAGCCTGCATGGAGCAGCTTAACTTCATGCCGCGCTCGGTTGCCAAGAACCAGTGGGAAGGACGCATCAGTACGTTGATGAACGAGATGCGCGATAACGAAAGCGCCATCATTGAAGTGGCACAAGACGCAAGCATCAGCGGGCAATTCTACGACTACCTCGAAGAGTTCTGCCGCCACCTACAGCAGGCGCAAGATAAAGAAGAGATACTGCTCCGTCGCCCTTGGACCGATGAGGAGAGGGGGGTAACATACTTCCGTCTTAAAGACTTTGAGAACTTTCTTAAAAAGAATAAGTTTTTTGAATATAAATCTCACAAGATAGCCCAGCGCCTTCGGGACATTAACGGAGAGAGCGTTGTCTTGAAGATAAAAGGAAGGTCTGTACGAGTTTGGCAGATACCGTCGTTTGAAAGTGCAGACATAGACCTCGAACCACCTAAGTTTGGTTCCCAACAGGAGGCCCCGTTTTGACCATTGACGATTTAGAAGAAGGCCATGTAATCAAAAGACTGCGAAACAAAGAGATTGTACGCCTTATTGATGAGCAACGGCTAACCAAGACGGCGGTTGGTAAGTGGTTTGGCATCTCTAAGCAAAGAGTGCAGCAAATCTATTCCCGCGAGAAAGAAGAAGATGTTTAGGATATTTGGACCTCCGGGTACAGGTAAGACAACGACGTTGTTAAACATGGTGGACGATGCCTTTGAGAAGGGCGTTCACCCGCACAGAATTGCCTTCCTAGCCTTTACGCGCAAAGCTGCTAACGAGGCTCAGGAGAGGGCCGCTGTGCGCTTTAACCTTGATCCGAAGAAAGACCTAGCCTATTTCCGGACGCTGCATTCTCTGGCGCTTACAATGACTGACATCCGCCCAGAGCAAGTTATGCAAGAGTCTAACTACCGGGAGCTAGGGACGGCCATTAACGTAGTGTTAGGCGGGTCCAAGAACACAAGCTTTGATGAAGATGTCCCAAGCATGGTGGCGGGAAGTGACCCTATCCTTGGGCTAATTAACTTAGCACGTTTGCGGAAGGTGGGACTACGCGAGCAATACAACATCAGCAATATCGAACAGGACTGGAACACGGTTAACTACGTCGATAGTTGCCTGCGCGAATACAAAGACAAGATGGGTATGTACGATTTTACTGACATGCTCTCCGAGTTTATCCGCCAGTCCGATAAGTATTGCCCGCAGTTCGACCTGTGCTTCCTAGACGAGGCACAAGACTTGAGCCCTCTTCAGTGGGACATTGCTCATATCCTAGATAAAAACTCCGACCGGATGTACGCGGCGGGAGATGATGACCAAGCAATCTACCGCTGGGCAGGGGCTGACGTAGACCAGTTCATTACTTTGCCGGGCGGGTCAGAGACACTTTCGCAGTCTTACCGCGTTCCGCAATCCGTACATAAACTGGCAGAGAATGTCGTGCGTAGAATTGCAAACAGGTTTCCCAAGAGCTACGAGGCAAAGAGTGATCCCGGCAACGTGACCCGGATCAATTCCGTAAACTCCCTAGACATGTCGCACGGCTCTTGGCTTATACTAGCGCAGGCAGGCTATCAGTTGAGCCCCGTAGCAAATGATTTAAAATCAGGGGGTTACCTGTTTACCCACCGTGGACACCGTTCGATCAGTGAGAAAATATCCGACGCAGTGAACGGCTGGGAGCAATTAAGGGCGGGGAAAGAAGTGTCCGGCGAGGTTGTTCGTAAGATTTACAACTTCATGTCTATCGGCAAGCGCGTCCAACGGGGCTATAAAAAGTTGCCGGGGATGGAAGACGAGGACATGGTTAACATTCAAGGCTTGTTTGTTAACCACGGACTTCTTGCTACAAAGGACATGATCTGGTCCGAGGCTATGGACAAGCTACCCGAGACGGACCGAGCCTACGTTACGGCTTTGTTACGACGAGGGGAGAAGTTTAATGGCGTCCCCCGGATTACGTCGTCCACGATCCACGGGTCAAAGGGCGGAGAAGCGGATAACGTTGTACTGTTCACGGACCTTAGTCCCGCAGCGGACGAAGCAATGAGGCTTAACCCAGACGATACCCACCGTGTGTTCTACGTCGGCATCACACGGACCAAGGAAAACTTATACATTGTCGATGCAGAAGATATGTCAAGGAGCTACGAATTATGAAGAAAGTCACATGGACCCAGTACAAGGGTATGATGGAAGCGATTGATGAGCAGGGGTTTGTTTCAGACATCGAGTCCTACCGTGTTCGATCAAAGTGGTTAACTACCAAAGAGGAAGACGGTATGGGATATACCTCGGACGAAGACCTGCCTGCCCTCACTCTTGAGTGGGATGAAGAGTTAAACGATTACGTTGTAACTGGTCACATTAACCAAGTGGTGCATTAAAATGAAGCGTGATGAAGTATTAGACAAAGCTAAAGAACTGATTAACGGCCAACGCGCCAAGGATTATGGTGACGCTTACGAAAACCATGGGCGTATCGCTGACGGGTGGAACATCATTATGAACGGGGCACTAAAGAGCCACGGGTTTCTAACCCCGGCCCACGTTGCTTTAATGATGGATTGGGTAAAAACCAGTCGTCTTGTCGAGACAATTGACCATGAGGACTCGTGGATTGATAAAGCCGGTTACACTGGATTGGGAGCAGAGTTTGTCGAAAAAGACGGACGCCCTGTAAATAAAATTATTGAGGAAGTAAAAACTAATGGCAAATTTGCAAATGGCTATGTTCGCCCCTAAAAGTGAGTGGGTTCCGCCGTTGGAGCTTCCAGACATCACGTCCGCTCGTACAATCGCAATTGACGTGGAAACACGGGACCCGAACCTTAAAAAGAACGGACCCGGCTGGCCTACAAAGGACGGCGAAGTCATTGGCTATGCCGTTGCAGTAGACGGTTGGTCTTGCTATCTGCCCACCCGTCACCTTGGCGGCGGTAACTTAGACGAGAAAATCGTTAACAAGTGGCTCAAGAAAGTGTTCGAGTGCCCTGCCGATAAGGTAATGCACAACGCCCAGTACGACTTGGGCTGGATTAGAGCGATGGGCTTTCAGATGAATGGCCGGGTAATTGACACCATGCTGGTTGCAGCACTGCTCGACGAGAACCGGTTTAGCTACAGCCTAAACGCTTTATGCTACGATCTTCTTAACAAGACAAAATCCGAAAAAGGATTAACGGCGGCGGCTCGTGAGTTTGGGATCGACCCCAAAGCCGAGATGTGGAAGATGCCCGCGATGTATGTGGGCCCATACGCTGAAGCTGACGCCGAGCTAACCCTAGAGCTTTGGAGCTATCTCTCTATACAACTTAGCCGCGAAGACCTGTGGCCTATTGCTAACCTTGAGCTAGAATTACTTCCCTGTCTTGTTGATATGACATGGCGAGGGGTTCGTGTGGATACGAACCGCGTCGAGAGAACACGGGACGCCCTGCTCAAGCGCGAGAAAAGTGTGATGCAGGAAATTAAGCGTGTGGCCGGGACCGATGTAGAAATCTGGGCGGCGCAATCTCTTTCTAAAGCATTTGATAAACTCGACATCAACTACCCCCAGACCGAGAAAGGTGCCCCGAGCTTTACGAAACTGTTCTTATCGGAACACCCACATCCGCTCGCGAAACTTGTTGTTGAGGCACGGAACCTAAACAAGACATCCGGTACATTTATCAACTCCATTATGAAGCACTGCCGGACCGATGGCAGAATACATGGGCACATAAACCAAATCCGCTCGGACGATGGTGGTACAGTGTCGGGCAGAATCTCTATGTCCAACCCTAACTTACAACAAATCCCGGCCCGCGACCCAGAGCTTGGCCCTATGATCCGTTCGTTGTTTCTCCCGGAAGAAGGCGAACAGTGGGCGGCCATTGACTTCTCGCAACAAGAACCACGCATCTTGGTGCATTACGCTCATGTTTATGGGCGCAACCGTGGGGTGCCGCTCGACGGTGCGGCGGACTTTGTTAAGGCGTACAACGAAGACCCGTCTACGGACTTCCATACAATGGTCGCGGAGATGGCTAACATTCCCAGAAAGCAAGCCAAGACGATCAATCTTGGTATGATGTACGGCATGGGCGTTAACAAACTGTCAGAACAGTTAGACATCCCGGTCGAAGACGCGAAGGGACTGGTTCATCAGTACCATGAGCGTGTGCCGTTCGTTAAAGGATTGATGCGCGGTGTGATGAACCGGTTGAACGAGAAATCTTCGGGCGGCTCTCTGCGCTCACTGGCGGGCCGTAAAGCGCGGTTCGAGCTTTGGGAACCTGACACGTTCGCAATGAACAAGGCACTACCGTACAAGGAGGCTGTGGACGCCTACGGGCCAACCACGCGACTAAAGCGGGCGTTCACTTATAAGGCGATGAACAGGCTCATCCAAGCGTCGGCGGCGGATATGACAAAGCAAGCGATGGTCAACCTGTACAAAGCGGGGCACATCCCAATGGTGCAAATCCACGACGAGATTGCTATGTCGGTCAAAACTCTTGACGAGGCACAAGAAATCGCTAGGATTATGGAGACAGCAATACCTCTTGAAGTTCCGAGTAAATGTGATGTTGAAATCGGACCGTCATGGGGTGAAGCTAAATAGGTTGCTCGACCACTCTCGGCAACAACTGCCCTTTTGTCCGGCTAGGAATGATACTACAACGACAAAAGGGTTTTTTCTTGCATTCTTGTATATTCTCCTATATTATCTTAGATGTGCGCAGGCGCATCGGAGATAAAAATGGATACTACACGTTGGAAAAGCATTCTCGTCCCTCGGGAAGTTTATGAAGAGATCAAAGAACTGTCAAAAAGCGAAGGACGCACAATCGGCGGCCAACTTCGGCTCGTGTTCGATTGGTACAGGGATTCTACAAAAGGATTAGCAGATGATGGTACAGGGAGCGGGCATATTTCACAAAAGATTGATGAAAAACCGCTGCCCAAAGTGCGATCAGGAGCTAAAAACAACTGAAAAGACTGAAGACATTTTAGTCAGGTTCTGCGGCATATGTAATTTAACAATCAGCGATCAAATAAAAAATGCTGAATACCCCAAAGATGTATGCGATTAAGTGTTGCATATCGCATACGGGGCCTTTATAACTACTCTTGAGGGTCATGCCTCAAACTCTGTAGATAAGATAATTAAGCCTCTAGCTCGGTTGCCCCCTGCTAGGGGCTTTTTTTAAAGGAGAACACATGGAACAATCACAGAAAATATTCGTTAACGGTCTCATGGCTAAGAAACCAAACGACAATGCTCCCGACTGGGTAAAATGCAACATGAGCATAAAACGCGAAGAACTCGCTACATGGCTCGCGGGCCAAACCGGCGATTGGATTAACGTGCAGGTTTGTGAAAGCAAGACCGGCAAATGGTACGCCGAAGTTGATACATGGGAACCTAAGAGTAAGTCTTGACTTAATCCCATACTGTCGTATACTTCTCTCACGTTTTAACTGAAAGAGGAAGACGGTATGGGATATACTGAAGAAGGCGTAGGTTATCAGAACAGGGACACAAGTCGTGCCGCCGCTGACGATAGCCAAGGTAAGAAGGTTACCTTACGGGAACAGGTTTATAAATTGCTGCTAAAAGCAACTAAACCACTTAGCACTGAGCAAGTGGCAAGAATGCTAGAACGCCCGTATGTATCCGTTCAACCGCGTTTGTCTGAATTATCAAACGAAAGGCGCGTCAAAGACAGCGGCAATCGGGGCATAACGCAATGGGGCAAATCCTGTATTTTATGGGAAGTGCGCCGAAAAGAAAAACCCACAACAGTTTAGGAGAACGACATGGCATATAAATCAGCCTCATATCAATGGAAAATGAACCTGACATTAATCGACATTACTGAAGTGTGTGAAATCGCTAAACTTTCTAAATCAACTATTTTTAAAAAAATAAAAGAGGACAAATTTCCGGCACCAATCAAAGTGCCAAGCCCCAGTTCCCGCGGCCCAAAGCTCGTGAACCGCTGGGACAAAGCAGAAATAATTGATTGGGCGTTTGATGATGATGGGGTGCAAGATACCTTAAAAGCTCCATATGGTGATGACTTCCTTGCCGAAGC